CGTAGAAGATTAGATGTATCTGAACTTGATTTTGATCAAATCAAGTTAAATTTGAAAGATTATTTCAAGGGTCAAGACTACTTCAAGGACTTTGACTTCGAGGGATCTGGTCTAAACATCCTGTTAGATGTCCTCGCATTGAATACCCACTATACGGGATTCTATGCAAACATGTCAATCAATGAGGCATTTATTGATAGTGCAGCGTCGAGACGATCCGTAACCTCCATTGCAAAGCATCTCGGATACACCCCAAGATCTATACAGAGTGCAACGGCACAGGTTAATATTGATTTTGGTGCAACGAGACCGACCATTAATGGAAATAATTTTGACTATCTCCCAACCGGCTCGGCATTCCGTGCCACATTCGAGGGGGATGTTTTCAATTTCATTACGAAGCAGCCATATAAACTGGTCTTTAACGATGAAACATCCAGATGGGAAATCCTTAATGTTGTGATATCCGAAGGTGTTTTGGACGTTCAGAATTACATCTACGACTCTCAAAAATCCAGTGATCAAAAGTTTGTCCTCAATAGTGCAGATATCGATACATCCAGTCTCGTAGTACGAGTCCAGTCGTCTATTGCTGACGCTACGGGGTTTGGAGAAGTGTGGCAAAAGAATACATCTTTCTCTTCTATTGGATCAGACTCCAGAGTTTATTTCATAGAGGAAAATAAAGATGGAATATTCCAGATTTATTTTGGGGATGGAATTCTTGGCCGTGGTCTGAGTGGTGGAAATTACATCACTATCCAGTATCTAAAAACACGCGGTGCCGAAGCAAATGGCATTGGAACCACAGATAGAGATACTTCCAGAACATTCTCTCTTTCTGGGTTCCCTCAATCTACCGTCACAGTGACCTCAGCGGCTTCTGGTGGATCATCACTAGAAACCACGGAGTCAGTGCGGTTCAATGCTCCAAAAGCCTACCAAGCCCAGCAGCGGGCTGTGACATCCAACGATTATGAGACCCTAGTATCTCAAAACTATGGAGAGGCAGATTCGATCTATGTTTATGGTGGAGAAGATGCAGACCCACCCCAATATGGTAAGGTGTTTGTTTCCATCAAGCCATCTGAGGGAACATTCCTCACAGTTCTTGAAAAACTTGACATTGCAAATAATGTCCTGAAGAACCAGAATGTTCTTGGAATTACCCCAGAGGTTATCGACCCAGACTATATCTACCTTAAAGTTTCGTCTTCGGTGACTTATGATCCGTCCCAGACAACACTATCAGAGTCGGGTGTTGAATCACTCATTGCTTCTCGTATTAACACATACGCAGACACCAGATTGGAAAAATTCGACAAGAATTTCTATATGTCTGGGTTCACTGGATACTTGGACGAGACAAACTCATCGATTCTTGCGAATGAGACAGATATCATCCTTCAGAAAAGACTCACCGTAGATCTTGGAAATCAGAAGTCTTACGAGATCAATTTCAACAACGAACTATTCCACCCAGAAGAAGCCTATAAGCCAATTCTATCATCTGAGTCTTTCACGATCCGAGATGCTAGTGGTGTTGTCGTTACTGGATACCTCGATGATGATGGTTCTGGGAATGTTCGAGTGTACAAACTTGTGAACGACACAAAGGTGATCGTATATGCCAATATTGGAGCAATCAATTACACCACCGGCAAGGTGACTCTCATCAATTTCACTCCAATAACTACGTCTGCTTCGGATGCGATTATCAAGATTGATGTAGAGCCAAACAACCAGAATATTTCAACCATTCGAAATATGATCCTTCTTATTGATCCTGATGATGTGAGTGTATCAGCGATCCAGAAGACGGTGATTACTCAGAACTCGCTGTCAGGAAACCCATTCCCATTTAATACATAATACATATGAGCGATCAAAAAATCAAACCGATTGTATCCCACCAACTTCCCTTCTTTGTGAGGGAAGATAGTCCAATGTTCACTTCCTTTCTGGAAGCGTACTATGACTGGATGGAAAATGAATATGCCATTGTTTCGCCCACAAAGGTGGGTGATGTGTATGATGTTGACGAAAGTGTAGAGGCGTTTGTAGAATACTTTACCTCTCAGTATCTGAAGAACTTCCCCCTTTCTCTTGCAAAAAATGCATCCGGTGGTGATGTCAGTAGAGAAACCTTAATCAAAAACATCAGGGAGTTCTACCAGTCAAAGGGAACAGAGGCATCCTATAAATTCCTGTTCAATTTGATTTTCGGGGTGGACGTATCGACATATCTACCCAAGACAGATATCCTCACGGCATCTGGTAGTAAGTATATCCAGCAGAAATCAATTAAAACCACTACATCTCTGGGTAGAGATATCTTCAAGGCTACAAACCAGATTATCACACAGATTGATTCCACAAATGGGGTGACAAAGGCCAAAGCCAGAGTAGAAAGAATCGTCCTCACTCGTCAGGGGACATTCGATGTTGCTGAAATCTTTATTAATGGAATTGAAGGTGCCTTCGAAGTGGGGTTCCCAATCAGATTCACTAAAGACGGCGAAACATATGAAGAAATCTACACATATCCAGTCGTTACTGGTATTCAAGTTCAGACGCAGGGAAGTGGATATCAGGTCGGAGATGTGGTCAACATCACATATACCAACCCAGAAGCAACCGGCGAGGGTGCTCGGGCTGAAGTATCTCGCGTTGGAAACATAGGTGATATCAAGTCTGTCCGTATGATCGATTTTGGGGTGAATTATAACCCAGAAGTTGGTGTTTCTGTTGGGTTCTCAAGAGAAGACACATCAGATGCATCGTTTATCGATGCGGTGGGTTCTGGTTCTGTTGGTGTTCTGAATCAGTATGAAGGATTCTATGAAACAGAACAGGGACATATTAGCGTCGATAAGGTTCTTCAGGACAATGTTTACTATCAGGCTTATTCGTATGTTCTGAAATCTGAAATCGTTATCTCAAGATATAAAGAGTATATCAAGAACTTAGTCCATCCTGCTGGGTTTGCATTCTTTGGTGCTATTGAAATTTTCAGATGCTTTGATGCTTTCATAGCGAACGAAAACGAAGTACGAAACTATAGTTTCCCTCGGATCGGAAACTATACTCCATATAAATTGAGTACGATAAAGGATCTTGATGAGACATACCCAAACGGATATTTCTCCCCAGAGGCTGGAGTGACACGGGCATCTTCTGGGAATCCGCTCGGCGATCCATTCTGGCCAATATTCACTCACCCGGATAGTGGGACTAGATTTGGTGATATTGTAATTGGTGATTTCATTAAACAAGATGCCGGATATTTTCATGAGTGTACAGATTTGCAACAATCGTCACTTAGCATTATCTAAATACCGGTAGGAGATATACATGGCGTGTAGTACCATTCGACAATCATTTAAGACCACACTGATGAAAAGATTTCTTGAAGAGATTCAAGAAGGAAACGGTGACAGTCTATTTCTAGGTATTTCTAAGACGAGCCCTTGGGATAATGAAACCAATCCACCAACACCTGTTGATAGTATCCAAGATGAGACAGAGTTTTGGAGAGAATGCATTGCTCTTAAGAAGGTTAAGACCGAAGATATCTCTTTGGTTCTACCCCGCTACGATTGGTCAAACGGGACAATTTATGGTCGCTACGATGACGATACTGATCTTTTTGACGATAACGAACCAACACAATTCTTCGTATTGGTCGATGAGAAGAGAATCTACAAGGTGATCGACAACAATGGTGGTGTGGCGAGCACAACGAAGCCACAGGAAACCGGTCCAAACATCTTTAAGACTTCAGACGGATACACATGGAAGTTTATCTACAAGTTGGCCGAGAGTGATGCTAAGTTCTTGACTCCAGCATACATGCCTGTATTTACAGTGAGTGCTATCACAACCAGTAATGATCCCCGGAAACAGCAATTTGATGTCCAGAATGCTTCTATAGAAGGATCCATAGACTTTATTCAGGTAGACGATGCTGGATCCTCATTCCCATTCACCATTGATGGTGTTTCGAGTGGAACTCATATCATTTCGAACACAACAGGAATATCACTTCAGTATAAACTGGCTGGAACCGAAGTATCTCTTGTATCTGGAGTATACCTAAATTATGCTCTGAAACTAAATGATCCAGACAGTACAAACTACGGCCAAATACGGAACATCATCGCATATGATGGATCTTCTAAGGTAGCAACTCTCGATCAAGATTTCACCGATCCCTTAGATGTCATTGGATATGACTTCACAATTATCCCGTCAATTGGGATTAGTGGAGACGGAACCGGGGCGGCGGCAGAAGCAAAAATGACCGCTGCTAATTTCATCGATACCATTGAGATGATAAGTCGCGGATCCCAATATACTTATGCTGAGGCATCCGCTTTTGGTGGATCGACAAGTGCCGCTGATGCCGTACTCGACCCGGTTATCTCCCCCAAGGGAGGACATGGATCCAATGCGATAGAAGAACTTGGTGCAGCATCAATTATGATATCTGTAAACCTCGATCAGACAGAAGATGGGCTGATTCAGGGAAATAGTGACTTCAGACAATTTGCTCTAGTCTCAAACCCAGAAATCGATGGTGTTGTGGTTGGATCAACTGATGATGTTATTCACTCATACTTTGTAACATCTACATCCCCAATCACGACATTTGATGGTTTTGCAACAAATGGAAGAGCACTCATTGGACTTGGAAGTGGTGAAAATGGGCTCTTCTATGACTACACAGCAACTATAGGTAATGCCCTATCGGGTACAGTGAGGATATCCAACCCCACAAACAAATTTGTCTCTGGAGATCGTCTAGTTATTACAGATGTTGATTTTACTGATGGAGCACTTTCCAATGTCTACATCGATAGGTTCGTAAGAGAAAATCTAGTTGTGAATAAGGATGTCTATCGACAGACGACTAAGATTGATGTGTCCAAGATCTCTACAGATTTCACAGATACTACATTCGAGGAAGATCTTATGGTGGTTGGAAGTTCTTCCGGGGCGACTGCAATTATATCTTCATGGGATCGTGACTTTATTACTGGAGGGACATATTCAACTGAAGATGGTACTCTAGAGGTTGTCCGAGTTGTTGGGGAATTTAATCTGGATGATACATTGTCACAAATTTCAGAATCTGGGGTTGAAACTTTCAGTCTTGCTTCAATTACAACACTAAATACACCAGAGATAGACTATCATAGTGGTGATTTGATCTATCTGGAAAACATTCAAGTCCTAGAACGCGACGACTCCCAGAGAGAAGAAATCAAACTCATACTTTCGATATAAGGAAGAAACATAAATGTCATTTGAAAGCAGTGTATATAATTCAAACCCTTATTATGATGACTTTGATCCGTCAAAGAAATATCTTCGTATCCTCTTCCGTCCGGGTTATTCAGTTCAGGCGAGAGAACTTACACAACTCCAGACCCTACTACACAATCAGATCAAGTCGTTCGGTGAGCATATTTTTGAACCGGGGTCGCTTGTCTCGGGAGGACAGATCTCTGAATCTGCCTTGAATTATGTCAGAGTTGATCAGACTAACATTTCTAAGTCCACAGATGGTGGAAGCAACTATTCAACTATTACAACATCAGCAGATATCACTGCTGCATATACTGCTGCAATTGGTTCTGAATTTGGTATTGGTAATGGATCATATAATAGTGGGGTTGGTAGGGTCGTTCAATCAATGGAACAGGACGATGACACTGTAGACACTTACGGTTATCTTTTCTTCAACTATCTTCGTGGTGATTCCACGGTATCGTCTAACAATATTCTCGAACTTGAAGCAGAAAATGGGGATCGTTATCGGTTCCGTGCTAAGGTTACTGGAGATGATCTTCCAGTTACTGGACGTGGGCGATTGGTCACAACACAGCCGGGATTATATTTTGTCGATGGATCCTTCGTTATCACTACAGAGCAGAAGACTGTTCCATATACACTGTCTACAAGTTCACTGAACACAGACGGTGGTGAAACAGTTGCAATCGGTGGAAAGATGTTTACCTCACCAACCGCTCGCGTGGGATTCACTGTTACTGATACGATTGTAACATCCGATGATGACTCTACTCTACTGGATCCAGCAAATGGGTTCTCAAACTTTACCGCCCCCGGTGCAGATAGACTTCAAAAGAACCTAACTCTCTCCAGTCAGTCATTCATCTCGGATACAACTACTAGTATCGATAGATATGCATCTAACGGTTTCTTCGAAATTCTTCGTTATGAAGATGGTATTGCGATCCGTAAGGAAGTTCTTCCAGACTACTCTGTACTTGAAGATACCCTTGCTCGTAGGACATTTGAAGAGTCAGGAAACTACACCACATCTGATTTTAACCTCCAGACCTTCGAACATCTAAACGATGGTACAAACGAAGGAATTTACACCATAGGAAACGGTGGAGATGAAGCCAAGTTGGTTGGTGTTCTTGAGCCCGGAAAGGCATATATTCTCGGGCGTGAGTTTGAAACAATCTCCAGAACATTCCTTGATATTAACAAGGCCAGAACAACAGACGAAGAAGATGATAAGATCGTAGATGTGAACATTGGTAACTATGTTATCATTGGTGCATCCGCTGGTGGTGGTGCTGCAAATGGGTTTGGTGCTGGTGTCGGATTCATCGATAGTCAGGATCATCCCCTCATGATCCTAGGAAACAGTCTAGGTATTAGCCTTGGTACTGCCCGATTCCGTCAACTTGACGTTGAAAACGCTGCAACAGACGAATACCGAATGTATCTCTACGATGTTGAGATGATTTCTGGTGCAGACTTTGCAAACACAGAAATTCTATTCGCATCAACCGGTGCCACAATGGGGATCATTTCTCCAACGAACGGAGTGGATGCATCAGGAAACACAATCCAGTATGTACCAACTAATGATAGTCTGGTTATTCCTCTTCCCTTCAATGCCGCAACCCAAACTGTTGATAACATCGATTTCGATGTCCAGTTGTCATTCTCCCAATCCGCTGCTGGTGGACAAATTCAGGTATCTGTTCCAGCGAAGAGCGGAGATCCAATCACATTCCCCGGAGATGTGAATGCTGTTGTGGCAACATCTCTACTCAATAATCGATACTTCCTTATCAATGTCACAGATAATGCTTACATTGAAGACTTTACAGGTATCGTATTCACCACATCCAGCGACAATGAAACACTCACTATTACTGGCCTAACAAACGGAAAGACTTACAGAGTCTTGGCAAACTGTGAAGTTAATACTACTGATGTGAGTTTCTTTAATCGTACAAAGGTACTTGCCTCCACGGAAACTGTAGCCGGTGTGACAATGGGAGTTGATATATTCTCTGGAATCACATTCGGAAATCTAGGAGTTGCTGATATCTATGCTATCGAAAGCATAGTCGGGGATACTGACGCACCCGGAATCGACTTTACGGATCGATTTGATCTTGATGATGGGCAACGGGACAACTTCTATGACCACGGTAGAATCCTTCTGGCGGCTGGGGCAACTCCCGGAGACAGTTCATTCACTGTGTCTTACAGGAGATTCACACACTCCGGTGACGGACCTTTTGTTGTAGACTCCTATCCAGTAGGAACCCAGTACGGTGGAATAACATTTGGATATGAAAACATCCCCTCTTTCACAAGTAACAAGACGGGTACAGTTTACTCATTAAGAGATGTACTTGACTTCAGACCTGTAAAAGCCGCAGATGGAACATTATCAAATACTTGGATCCCAGTTGCTAAAGAATCGATGACGGCATCATTCAAATACTATCTCCCAAGAATCGATCGTGTAGTTATCACGAAAGACAGGGAATTTAAAGTAATTGAGGGCCTTCCTTCGCTTTCTCCAAAGACACCAGACATCCCATCAGACTCACTGAACCTTTACACAATGCGTCTTGGGTCATATACATTTGGACCGTCTGATGTCGAAGTTCAGCATCACGAAACCAAGAGATTTACGATGGAAGACATTGGCCAGATTGAGAAGAGAGTAGACGACCTCGAATACTTCTCATCCCTAAGTTTCTTGGAGCAGGACGCAAACTCAAGAACATTCGTGACCGATGCCAATGTTATTATCCCCAAGGTTGGTATCGTTGTTGATAACTTCAACGGCCATGAAATTGGAGATGTAAATAATAAAGATTATAACTGTGCGATGGATTTCGAAAATGGTATGTTGCGTCCAGCGTTTGATACTCAAATCGTTCCCCTAATCGAAGATGTTCGTGATTTCAATATCTCTCAGAGAGATGGAATCTATACACTGGATTACACTGAACAATTAGCCATTGCAAACCCCCTTGCTGAAACTACCACGAAGGTAAACCCAACCGATCGTGTTGACTGGTATGGCAGTGTAACTCTCAGTGAATACTCAGATTACTGGTACTCAGAAGAGAAGCGTGCTGGTGTCCGGTCAAACAAGTACGGTGTTAATGATGCATGGGAATATAGAAACGGATCTAGGTCTGATAGTCCCTATGGATTTGGTACTCAATGGGGTGACTGGACATATAACTGGTTCGGGATTCCATCCACAGACTTCGAAATTGCTCCACAGGATCTTAACAGTAACTCCAGAGTATTTGATACAACATTCTCAGGTCTATCCGATTCCGTAAGAAATAAGAACTTTGACTTTCTTCTGAATAATCAGATTTCTTCAAAGTCAATTTCCAGTTCGGCTCGAACAAATATTGCAAATAACTCCACTCCAGATTCTATTTTCAATAGAATCCTAAACCGTAGATACAATACTTCAATCCAGCCATACAATAGGCTGAAGAGTATTACATTCACGGCTGAAGGATTGAAGCCGAGAACGACGATGTATATCTTCGTTGATAATATGTCGGTTGGAAGTGTGACTTCTGATACGAAGGGCATTGCAACCGGATCCATTAACCTAGATGCTGGAGATATCCGATCCGGAGATCTTCTGATCCGTCTAATTGATGATTCTTCGAACAACATTGCAAATGCAACGACTGTTGCTGAGACAATCTACAGGATTAGTGGATTTGGCCGAGATAAAGATATCATCTCCACCCGACCATCAATTCCTCGCAGATCTTCGATTAACAGCAGCAATGTCTCGTCTAGTGTATTCAGTCGTACTCTCGCTGATGGTTCAAGTGCCAATTCTCTCGATGCAATGGCTCAGAACTTTACTGTTGATAAAGTTAAGTATAACAAGGGTATGTTTGTTAACTCTCTTGATCTTGTATTTGCTGCCAAGCCGGGGACATCCCAGACAGATATTCCCGTATCGGTAGAAATCAGACCAACAGTTTCTGGATATCCTCACCCATCGAAGGTTATTCCCGGAAGTATCGTATATAAGTATGCTTCAGAAATTACCCCAGTAACATCGGATGATTTCTCTACGGCATCCACAAGTGATTTGACAATCCTAACTCAGAATAATACGAGATTCACTTTCGATCATCCCGTGTATCTTGAGCCGGGAGAATATTCTATCGTTGTTCGTACAAACAGTGATGAATACACACTCTACACCAGTGTTACTGGAAATTCTTTAACTGGATCAGAAAATGTATCCTCACAGCCATTCGTCGGGAATTTCTTCCGTCCACAGAATGCTGGAACATACATTGTCGATAAAACAAGAAGTCTTACATTTGGATTAAACCGTTGTAAGTTTGATTCTTCGGGTACGGTTGGGTTTAAAAACGGTCCTATCATGATGGACTTTACCTACGATGCATATTACATCCACTCGGGCCAACTTGATTTCGGAAGAAATGGAACGAGTCAGCAATTATCATTCACAGTCCAGACAACTGACTCTGGAGGATCCCTTGAGAGTTCTGGATCACCAGTATCTGTCAATCAGACTGTGTTCCCACTGGATTCTAGGGGTACTCAGGTTGTTAAGTCAATCACTAAATCATTCGTCCTCAATGCTACATTGACAACAGATGATGATGCTGTATCTCCGGTAATAGATCTTCAGAGACTTGGGGTAGTAGCCATTCAGAATGATGTTAGAGATTCATCATCTACCACATCAAACAGGCAGGATGTTCAATACAATGGTGAACTGGATCCATCCATACTTGAGAATGTAAGTTCGGCTCTTGTTTCCAAGTCACGATACATCACAAAGAGTATCGTTCTTGAAGAGGGTGTCTCAGCATCTGATATCCGAGTTATCATGGATGTAAATCAGCCATCTGTAACAGATATTCAGGTCTTTGTTAAGGCATTGTCGGATACGGATACGGTTGACCTGAACGGTAAGGACTATGTTGAACTGACACCCGGCACTTCGGTGGTCTCTAATAATGGAGATGAATACACAGAAGTAGAATACAGCATTGCCGACCCTTCAGTGCTTGGATCATTCGATGTCTTCGTGGTGAAGATCGTAATGCACACAAGTAACCAGTTTGTAGTTCCGTCTGTCAAGGATATGAGGGTGATTGCACTTGCGTAATACTAATCCAAAAATAAAAGGTATGAATGGATTCATCAGGGACAGTCGGACTGGTGCTATTCTTAATACAAACAAAGAAGAAATTCGTAACTTTCAGGCTCTGCGGGCATCAGAAGATAGACTAAATACTGTGGAAGAGGATATCAAAGAGATCAAATATCTTCTCAGAAAACTCCTTGGAGAAAGTAAATGAGTGTTTTCAATATAAGCAATATTACTATTGGTGATACCTTTGATACTTGGTATATCAGGCATAATAATGTTATCGATAGTCTGAACAATATCCTTATCTTAGATGCACAGGCTGACAACACCCGTGGACTTGAGGAAACATATCGTAATGGTGGTGTTGTTATTCTTGGAGTCAGTGCTGGTGCTGGTCTTGGATTCGATGGCGATGGCAGACTGACTATTGCTTATTCTGGCGTGACAACGGGTACAAGAACTGGAGTTAATGACATCATTCTTATGGTGCAGGCAGATGGATCCATTAAGGGTGTATCTGGAACGAACATGCTTCCCCCACAGGTCGATAATGATATCAACTTCACGGGAGATATTGCGTTTAGTGGAGACCTTAGTTTCATCACTAGTGGAACTGTCGTATTTGAGGCAGATACCTCTTTCCGAGACAAAGAACTAGAACTTGCAGTAAACTTTGATGATGAACTTGAGTTTGCTTCAGCCCCCCTCGGAACACTTGCAACTGATGTGTATTTTGTCGATACGAATATCATTACTGATTTTGCGTCGTTTAACTCAAACAGTGATCCGTTTATTGGTAGGGGTGTTGTTCAGGCATATTCAGATCCAGTTATCACGGTAACAGACTTTGTATTTGGAAATACATCTGATGCGTTTACTGAATTCACCATTTCCGGTGCTACAGAAGGCGGTAGATACGCTCTGATCGATGAAAACGGTGCTACCTTTGGTCGTGGCCTTATTGATCATACGGCAACCATCGCTCCGGCATCTCGGCAGACTCTACCATCAGTCGCTAACGGTGCTGGTCTCATTGTTAAGACCAGAGATGACGGAGTAATACCAGCCGGTGGATCCGCTGGAGAAAAACTCTTCCTGTGGTTGTGGAATGGAACTTCTGGAGACTCTGCATGGACCTCATCAGAAAACATCCAGATCAATACAACAAAGTCATTCATTGGATCCAACTTCCAGTCAACTACAGACTACTTTGCAAAGATTGCACAAACATCATTCATCTTTGATAAGTATACATACGACATTGCGGCGACAGAAGGATTTGCATCATACTATGATATCAGTGGTGATACATTCTCTATTGGACCATTTACATCTTCAAATGTTATATCTTCTGCATTTACAATTGCAAGAGATCAGACGATGGTATTTGGTACTACTGGTCTGGCCCAGAACCTAAATGCAGATCTTCTCGACGGGGCAAATGGTGCAACAGTTGGTGGAACTCCGAACACCATTCCCATCACAGGAACAGATGGCCTCATTGACTCATCATTCCTTCCCGGCAGTGGAAGAATCGAAGAACTCATCTCTCAGACCTCACACGGTCTCGTCACAGGTGCCTGTGTTCGTCAGAACGCCTCTTCAGACTTCGTTCCCGCTCTTGCAGACACGGAGGGCACAGCAGACGCTGTTGGTATCGTCACTCAGATCCTAGATGCAAATACATTTAGACTCACATACTTTGGTGTGGTTGAATCTCCACAAATCGATGGATTTAGTCTTGGTCTTGGATATGGTGCTGGGGTGGTTGTTGACCTCGATCCCGGTGCAATCTACTATCTCTCAGAGAATATTACCGGTGGCGTTTCGGATAGTAAGCCAGCAGACTCTGGATCAGTCACAAAACCCATGTTTATCGCACTGGGAAATCAGAAGATTCTCATCACAAACTATAACGGTCGCCCAGCACCAACCGGGGATACGATCAGTGTATCATCCGTCGTCCCTGTTGGATCGATCAGTTATGTAGGAAGTTCGACCATTGGAGCAAATTCAGACTTCATCTCCTGTGATGGTAAGGTGTACTCCAGCGTTGAATATCCAGATCTGAAAACAGCCATTCAAGGCCAGTTTTATCTAGACGGTATTGCAACTGGTGGCGAATCAAGTATGATTGTCTATGGTTCCGCATCTGAGTTAAGAAACTTCGAAATCGGACAGACATTCCAACTTACATATAACGATGATGCTAATACTCTTAACATCACATTGGATTCCGTAACCGGAATCCCAGAGGGTGTACAAATTGGATTCACTGGTGCCACGCTATCAGGATCTGCATTCTATGATGATGTTGAGATTCGTGGAACAGGTACATACTTCGTTGTACCAGATCTTCGTTCTAGGGGTGTAGTCGGTTCTGGGGATCCAGATGGTGATAGGTCAGAAAATGATCTTGATCATGGGGATATTGTTGATACAGGATCATCATTTACATTGGAAACAATTATTCCAGTATCATGGGCGGCTAATTTTGGGCAACCAGCAAGTCAAACATATTACGATGTTGTTCCAAATGGTGTATCATACTTAATGACAAGAAAATTTTGGTCTAGAATATCAGGTAATGATAATGAATTTGTCGAAGTTACAAATAGTTCGTCTGAAATAATTACAGGGGATGGTGTATCAACATATGGAGACTTTATAAGGTCATATGATAATGTATTGCCAAATCCACTTCAACCCCAACTGGGGCGAAGGCCCGATGGAAGTGCCGGTGGTGGCAGTCTCGTATCAATAGATGCTATGTTCTTTAAACAGTGATAATCTATGATATTCAAAGAACTTAGAGATAGGAAATTAAATGTCAGGTAAAAATTCATCCAAATCAATCGCTGTTACTCCAGTTATCCGAGCAAAGACATCGGCTGATGCTTTTGTCTCTACTGGACACAATCATGATAATCGATATATTCGATATGATGATCCACAGGCTGGATTAGATAATACTGAACTTAACCAATTCTTTGATAATATCGAATTTGGTACATCTGCTACATCTCGTACCATCCGTACAGATGAGGAACAGGAACTAACCCCAGCAAGAAAAGATCAAGCCCGTCAGAACATTGGTATAATTGATGATACAAACTCTGCTGATGGTAGTGGAGATATTCGCACATCCGACTTCGGTAATAGAATCGGTGCGATTGCACCGACAAACAACGACTTATTGGAACACTTCATTCGCTACGATGCTGCCCAGACAGTTAATAACGCACAGAGAACTCAGTTTGCGGCGAACGCTGGACTTCTATCTCTGGCAAGTGGTTTAAGTGAGCAAACAGTGCTTTCTTCAGTGCGGTTCAGTGGGAGTGGATTTATCTTGGGTGGTGGACAGGCTCAACTTAATGCAGGTGCCACGATTAAGGGAACCCCACTAAACGACTCACAGGCCACTATCAGCATCGGTGCCCCACTTGGCACTGAGACCGCGATTATTAAGATCGTTGCTGGGACGGCGACCACAACCACAGCAATGGATTGTGGAGCAAAGAAGATCGTGAATGCTCAAGACCCTACGAATAATCAAGATGTTTCTACTAAGAAATATGTGGATGACCAGATTACATCACTCGACCTCGATGGACAATACCTGAAGAGAAATGGTGAAAATGGTATGAATGCTACCTTGGATATGAATGGCAACAGGATTTCCAATGTAGCAACTCCAACAGCAAATACAAATGCTGCGAATAAGCAGTATGTGGATAATGCTGGTGAGATTATCTCTGGTGGAAATAATAACACAACAGGTGGATTTACCCCAGCATCTACCCCAGCAACCCCGGTGAGAAATGGACTTCATATGGCCATTCTTTCTGGTAAAGTAACAACTGGAGTAACTGGAGTTCTTGCTGTAAATATTGTGCAAGATGCGAGCACTATAGCCACTCGTTATATAAATACTGATGGAAGTGGGCAATGGAGTCTTACGATCCCCGTCTCCCTTTCAAGTACCTCAGATGTCACAGTGACGGGTGCTGCTGGTGTCGTATTTAACCAGTTTGACCTCGTACAGTTCGGTTACTAATAAAGGAGAAATGATATGGTAACAGGTTTTATTGTTGGTTTAGCAACTGGTGTGGTTATCACCGGATTTGTATTCGTTATGTGGGGACACAAGAATACAGAAAAAATCACAAAGGCACGCGATGCCGTAAATGACAAAATTGAAGAAACTTTTGACTAAGGAAAACTTATGTCACGCCAGTATGTACACGAAGAAAATATAACTATCCCACAGGGAACAGACTTCATAGATACGATCTCTATTTCTCAAAAGAATGGAGATGCGATGGATTTGTCTGGAATTTCATCTTTCGTTGGGAAGATGAGGACTTCGCACGCATACTTTACAACAACCGGGACTGATATGACAATATCAGTTAATGATGCAGTAAATGGGGTGGTGAATGTTGAGTTTACCTCTTCGGCCACTGCATCTTTGAAGCCCGGATTTTATGTGTATGATATCAATGGGTTTACTAGTTCTGGATCCTATTGGAGAATAGCAGAAGGTAAAATTAATCTAACTGGAAGGGTATATTAATGGCTAAACCAAACTCTAGACAGGGATTAATTGATTACGCTCTCCGTAGACTCGGCGAGCCGGTGACAAAAATCAATGTGGATGATTCACAGATCCAAGATCGAGTGGATGATGCGATTCAGTATTTCCAAGAATACCATGATGACGGTATTGATCGTAATATTCTGAAGCATCAAGTAACTTCCGATGATGCACAATTTGGTGCAACATCAGGTTACTTAGAATTTGATGTAGATGATAACATTACTGCTGTTATAAATGTGTTCCCATTTGCTGATGGATTTGCCAACAATTTCTTCGATGCGAAGTACCAATTTGTGCTTAACGACCTATATAACTGGGGAGACTTAGATCTCGTTGGTTATGATATGAAGCGTCAATATTTTAACCTATTGGATTCAATGCTGAATCAGCCAACGATGTATGAATTCAAGAGAGTGAAGAACAAACTTCGTGTCTACTTGAATACAAACGGTGTTGCTGAGGGCATGTACATCATTTTTGAAGTATATCAGATCTTGGATCCAAATACATACAGCGAGATCTATAACAGTATTCTCCTAAAGCAATATGTCACTGCTCTTATTAAGAAGCAGTGGGGAATGAATCTTTCTAAGTTTGATAATGTTCAGATGCCCGGTGGCATTACATTCAATGGACAGCAGATCTATCAGGATGCAAATGAAGAAGTTGTTCGTATCGAGGAAGAGATTCAGAAGAAATATGAGCTTCCTCCAATGGGGTTCATGGAGTAATTTATGAAATCATTTAAATCCTATATCAAAGAAAACGTAAAGCAAGAGTGTGGAATAAAATATGGTAAGTATTTGTTTGGTGAATTGCTAGGACAGGGTGAGAAAGATACTGGAGAAGAGCAAGAACTTCTTAGCCTTCTTGGAAATTATATTCTTGACCCAAAACATAGGTCAAAAAAATTTATACAAGCCCTCAAAAAGTTAAGAACCTGTAAGACCTTATTTAACAAAGAACTGACTGCCAAAGGGACATTTGCTTATCGTGGACTATACCTATATGGAAGAGATCACGAATCGTACTCTCCCCTTTTCTACATATCAGACCTAGTTCCTTTGTATAAATTAAGACCAGAGGGATCTAGATCTGAAGACTATGACGGGCAGGAAATTTCTATCACCGGATTTGATTATTACAAGATAATTAATAGTCAAAAATATATTGGATTTGATACAAAATATACACCGATCAATGAAGTTGAATCATGGACGACAACTCTGGAAAACAATAGTTTTATTGGGTCATTTGCTGATGTTATCTATCAAATTCCTCTAAAACAAAACGAGTTTATATTTGATGCAGATTTTTTAGATCTTATATCAACAAAAGTTTTTAAATATACACAAGAACTTGAAGAATATGAAGTTATTCGTGTGGAGAAGAGACCATCTAGGGCGATATGTTATGTAAAATATGAACATGTAATAAAGTATCTTAATGATGAATGGGAAGGTTCTTTTGATGAAGATGATTTCTTTGGACCAGCGAGATTTGAAGGAAATAAGTTAATAATAAGACCTTTAGTTTAAATTATGAATAATGCAAAGACAGCAGAGAGATTTGAGAAGAATTGTGCAAAACTTCTCCAGAAATGGGATTCCAAGAGGGATCATCCATTTGTTTCTGGTGTTCTGAAGCAACTCAAAGAACATAACATCGACAAGAGAAGAATCAAGACTGCTCATTGGTGTGGTAAAAATGGATCTCTTGATAAGATCATAGCACAGGATTCTCTTGGAAATCCCAGTGATATCGTATTGGAAATGAAAAATGGAGACTTCTTCGGTATTTCTGTGAAACAGAGGAAGAGTTCTGGATGTATCACATACAAAAACCCCGGACTCGGAGCCATCGGAACATATCTGGGATATGACTACACCTTTCTACATGATGAATATGAGAAGATTATTGTGGATCACTTTGGTCTTCCATCCTGCAAGAAGGATCGTATATCCATTCTGAAGAACAATAAGGATCTCAAGGCGGCGGTGGACATGCAGGGTGATATCATGCTTCATCTGCTTCTGGTGCATCCTGAGTGGGGTCTGAGGGTGCGGTATGAGCAAATGCCACACAAATCCAATGTCGATCATATCCTTTCGTTCTGGATGAACGCAAAAGATCCAGTCATTCCCTATATGATCGTTGTTGAAAAAAACGGTGAATACACATTTACCGATCCGATGCAGTCTAAAAGAAGACAAAAATTGATAAATTCTAGGAAATTATATTGGGGTGTGAATAAAACCTCTCTCACGGTAGACTTGAAAACACTAAATATTATGGCGATGCGGATTAAATATACATCCCATAAATTTGCTAGTTCGATCAAGTTTTCCGGAGAATATACCTGATGGGTACAAATCAATACTTCCAACACCAAGATAATCCCGGCGAACAGAACCTGATGGATGAGTTGGTTCGGGAAGTGATTCAGATTCACGGAATCGATCTATACTACATTCCACGCGAAAGCAATACTGAAGAACTTCTCCGAGATGCCCTTTTCGGGGATGATTTCATTGGTGAGTTCAATCGTAAGTTCGCCATAGAGATGTATCTTCAGAACGCTGATGGTATGGAGGGTGAAGGAGATCTTCTTGCCAAGTTTGGTGTTATCATTCGAGACCAAGCCACATTTGTATGTTCCAGAACAAGATTCGACGAAGCAACCCCAAACTCAGCACCCAAAGAAGGTGACTTAATATGGTATCCACGCACTAAGTCACTTTTTGAGATTACTTATGTGAACTTTGACAATCCGTTCTATCAGTTCGGTAAACTCTATACATTTACTATAAATGTCGAACTCTTCCAATTCTCGGAAGAAACATTCGATGTTGGTATCTTCGAGGTAGACAATATTCCCAAAGAAAGATCATATACTACATTCTTCGACTTGCAGGCTGGTGGAGTTGGAGAATTCGTCGATGGAGAGAACATCACTATTACTGGATCATCATTCGGTGGTAAGGTATCTGACTTCATTGAAGACGAACTCATCTTGAAAATAATCTATCCATACGGTGCTGATGCTCCAACTACTGGGTTCATTATTGGCGATACTTCTGGTGCATCATGGGGAATATCCTACGGAGATTCATTCCTGATGAGCAACGAAGGATTTGCTGATAATAAATACTTTGAAGTTCAAGGCGACAATGTAACTGATGATGATGACTTCATTCTTGGAGAATTTTAATGTTTAGTGTAGATCCATTTTACCACCAGACAACAAAGAGGACTATTACCGCGTTTGGTAATCTCTTCAATAATATTCGTGTGGTTCGAGAGAATCGTGCTGGTGAGGAACAAAACCGCATAAAGGTTCCTCTTGCGTATCAACACAAAAAAGCATGGCACAGAATTCTGAAAGAATACTCAGATAGAAATGAAGATGGGACTACCGTACAGGGATATTTCCCCCGCATGAGTTTTAACATTACCGATATGACTCCACTCAAAGAGTCCCAACTGAGTGTTCCAACGTATATTTTTGAGGAAAACGGTGCTGGTGGAATGACCAGAACGCTACTCCGTACAAAGTACAGACTCACATTTGAACTCGCTCTTGTGGCTAAGAAGCAAGAAGATCTCTATCAGATGCTGGAACAGATTCTTCCTTACTTCACCCCACACATTGCTGTTTCATTTAAGTCGTCTCGTCTTATTGGTGATGCTGTTATTGATGATTTGATCTTTACACTTACTGATGTTTCTCCTGATGATGAGTTAGAATTCTCATACAGCGAGGCAGCGAATCTGCAACTTGTCACCCGCTTCCTGACATTTACGACTGAAGTAACCTACTACGGTCCTACAGAGAATGCAAACGGAATTATCAAGACTGTCGATGTCAAATTTATTGACGGGGCTACCGGAAAGCAGATGTCTAAGGTTGTTTTGGATATTGATCCATCTGATGCAGAAGCATCATCCTTTGGAATTAGTGAGGGTGTCTTCCTACTCGATGATAACTTTGAACTTATTACATCTGCAAGCCTAGGGACAACGAGTGGGCTATTATGCTAAAATTTAAACAACTATCTGAAGCAATGTGGCAGTCTTCCGCTGGAGAGATCATCTTCGGGGACTTTCAGGCTGAGTTTTCCAATAGGAGTTCTTCTTGGCTGTTTCCATTGTTTCCAGTCACAGAAAAGGTTAAGACTGTTTTAAGTAGAAGAAGCGGAATTGCCTATCATGTTACCGATCTATATGGATTAGAGCGTCTTATTGGACTCCAGAATGACAGAAATAAGCACATTTCAGCATCTACCGTCATTGAAGAATTGATCACATATAAGGGAGTTTGGAATGCTGGCGTTGGTGCTCTCGTCCGGGGGGATATGCACTTTGAACAGAGTAATGATTCACAATCTATTCCAGATCAGTCTGGAAAGAGATGGATCGCTCTATCTGGTCAAACAACTGATATGGGCGACGATCCAAAGATCAGATCTCTAGTTCAATCGTCACGAAGATCCCTGATTCAAAGATTCTATCCTGCGTTTGTAAAAGATGGCGTTCGTTTTCTCAGATCTGTTCCAGAAAGTGAACTTGAAGGAGCGAAAGAAAAAATTGAATATCTGTATAAATTTCAATATAAGTATGCTACTTCACCTACTGTAGACGGGTTTATAGATTCCATGCGTAAAAATGGAAGGGTGGATCCATTATATCTGAGCGGTCTGATGTATATGGTACTGAAAACCATTCCAAAATCTAAACAACTCATTCAAAAATATATTGAAATATATATTACTGCTATGGAGGGTATTATACTTTCTAATAAAGAAACAATCTCTCAGGCGTATATGAAAGATGCTATAGCATCTGAAACATCGGACTCCATGAATGAAGTCATTATATCAAATTTTGAGATCATCGAATGTGGTATCATCGTAGATGAAGAGTTTATGGGTAAATTAGATAATCCGGAACTTGAGTATGCCAAGATCAAAAACCTACTCAGATCCAAGAGAATTCCATATAGGGAACTTCTTGATGATACAGATGTTAATGATTTTGAGAATGTGGTGCAAAGAATAATAAGGAATCAATGATGCATAGTTTCAAATCATACATCTCAGAATCATCAGATCAGGAATGTGGTATCAAATATGGTAAGATTCTTTTCGGGGAACTTCTAAAGAAGCCAGAGAAGGACACGAAGATCGAGCAGGATCTTACAAATCTTCTTTTGAATTATATCAACTATAATGATAAGAATCCTAAGTTTGATAAGGCACTTCAGCAACTTATGAAATGTAAGACATATTTCAAGAAAGAACTTACCCCATCAGCGAGTGGGAGTGTATACCGTGGTCTTGATATTCCCCTATCAAGCATAGATCTTCCGTTTAAAGTGAAGACAATCAAAGAGTATGAAGAATATGAGATAACAGGATTTAAGCATATTGAAACTCGTCAGCATCGTCAGGGAAGTTCTATGTGGATGGCGTTTCCCGGAACGTATGTCCCAAGAACTATAGTTGAGAGTTGGACTGATAATCCAAATAGTTCATTTTTTGATAAGACAGAAATGTACTATATTAGTGTAATGTGGGAAGTACCGATTCAGAAAAACGAATTTATGTTTGATAGTGAGTATTTGGAATTGATCCGTGATAGTGATCCCCTGAAGAGAATGGGTGATTTTTACATGGGAGAGGATGAGATCATCCGGGTTTCCCCCAAACCAATTCGAGGATTGCAGTGGGTTCGCCTAGAGAAATATAACAGTTACTGGGACTTTCCACCGGATCTTACTCTCCAAATGGGATTCAAAACTTCTGGTACAGAAGACGCTGGATCGAAAGAATTTACATCATACGAACAGGGTGGAAAGTTGATAGTTAGGATTACTTAATATGACATTTACTAAAGATGGCTTTCAGGGAAACCCTTTGATTAAGGGTGCTGGAGCCCAATTTCAATTTACAGAACAAATGGTCAAGGAATATCATCAGTGTATGATAGATCCCGTCTATTTTTGTAAGAAATATGTTAAGATTGTGCATATTGACCGTGGTTTAATTCCTTTTGATCTGTATTCATATCAGGAAAAGATGATTCAGACTGCATATGAGAACAGATTTATGATCTGTAAACTACCCCGGCAATGCGGCAAGAGTCTAAAACTAGATACGCCAATAGCCACACCAGATGGGTGGTCTACCATAGGTGATATACAAATTGGAGATATTATCTATGGTACTGAAGGACAAGAGATTGAAGTGCTTGGAAAAAGTCCCGTGTGGGATGACCATGATTGTTATAATGTAACATTTGACAATGGTGATACAATTGTAGCAGATGCAGAACATCTATGGGAAGTATATTCTTCGCATTGGACTAAAGATGGTGGATGTAAAATCCTCGAAACGCAGCAACTTATCGAATATGTGAATAGGAAGAGAGGAAGTGGTAGGCCATATATCCAACTTCCAGATCCAGTTCAATATAGCGAGAAAGAATATACAATTCACCCATATATCCTTGGTATGTGGCTTGGGGATGGTAGATCTTCTGCTGGGCAGATAACATGTCATATAGATGATCTCCGTATCTATGAATCTAAGGTTCAATCCTTAAATGAATCTATCCTGAGCAAAAGTTTTGATAAAAGAAATGTAAATACATGGAATTTTACAATAAAAGATTTAACCACAAGGCTCAGAGAATTGGGAGTGCAGCATAATAAGCACATACCAATGTCTTATATGCGAGGATCTATAGAGCAGAGAATGGATCTCGTTCGTGGACTTATGGATACAGATGGTTGGTCCAGACCAAACAACAATGGCTATGAGTTTTACCAAAAATCAAAAGAGTTTTGTGAACAGTTCAGAGAACTTCTTGCATCCCTAGGAATTAAGAGCAGACTCCGCAAGAAGATTGTAAATGGAGACAAATATCATGTAGTGTCTTTTGCTACTGACAAAGAAGTATGTTTTCTCCCAAGAAAGAAAAAGATTGGGACCGGAGAGCAGAGACCAGAACAATCAAAACTGTATATCACCAACATCGAAAAGGTTGATAGTGTACCAGTTCAGTGTATAAGTGTTGATTCTAAAAACTCCCTCTTTCTTGCTGGTAAAGGATATATTCCAACACACAATACTGTATCGATCGGTGCTGGTGTGGTTCTTCATCATGCTCTCTTTCAGAAGGATAAAAAGGTTGCTATTCTCGCCAACAAGGGTGACATGGCAAAGAAGATCCTCGCAGATATCAAGAAGTCATTCCAGAACCTACCCAAATGGCTTCAACAGGGCGTGGTAGAATGGAATAAGACATCCGTTGAGTTTGAAAACGGGTCTAAGATCATTGTTTCCGCCACTTCCTCTGACGCAGCCCGTGGTGACTCTTACTCACTCATTGTCCTAGACGAATTTGCGTTCATTGGTGAGAATCAAGCCGAAGAGTTCTTCAAGTCCGTGTATCCTACCATCTCATCCGGTACAGATAGTAAGATGGTTATTGTATCAACTCCAAATGGAATCAATCACTTTTATAGAATGTGGACGGAAGCGATTGAGAAAAGATCTGAATTTATTCCCATTGAAATCAATTGGTGGGATACTCCGGGCAGAGACGATGCTTGGAAAGAACAACAGATCAGAAATACGAGCCAGAGAGACTTTGATCAAGAATTTGGATGTATTCATCCAGAAACAAAAATAACGGTAAGGCACAAAGAAACAGGAAATATAGAAACAATGCGTATTATAGATTTTTATGATATTTGTTGTGTGTGAATTCTTTGGAGTATATACATACTAATATGAAAGAGTACATAATTTATAAATTAACTAGGGATTCTGATGGTCTAATTTACATTGGAACTACCAATTCAGACTGCTTTAGTACGCGAATGAGTGGGCATAGGATAAGTGATAGGTTTATAAATGATTCTTTCACCATACAAATACTTGTAAAATCAACCGATCCGAAAATTCATGATTTAGAAGAAAGTTATATTAAAAAATATGACTCATTCCATAATGGACTGAATGAAAGTATTGATGGTAAGGGGAATCACCACGCACCAAATTTGACTACAGAGGGGTATAAATTTTCAAAAGAATCCAGAAAAAGAATGAGTGACGCAAAAAAGAATGGAAATTTTACTCCTTGGAATAAAGGGAAAAAGAACTGCTTCTCTGAAGAAACCATTAAAAAATTATCAGAAACCAGAAAAGGAAAGCAATGGGGACCAACAAAATTAACTGAAGATGAAGTTATATCTATAAGGGAAAGATACGAAAGTGGAGAATGTTTAGACGATCCGAATATAGGAAAAAGTTTAAAGAGTGGGTATATACAAACGAGATTTAATATTTTTTGTAAAATTGTTTCTGAAGAATATGGATGCACTGAAAATAATATCAAAAGTATAATAAAAAGAAAGACATGGAACCATGTTTAAAAGAAACTTAAAATATGAGATATTATCAGAAACCGGATGGAAAAATTTCTATGGTGTTCAGGAAACAAAGCACAAAAAATACTTGGACATAGAATTTTCCGATAGTTCTAACATAAAATGTTCTTTCGATCATCTTATTATGACTATAGATGGATGGAAAGAAGCAAGTAAATTAGATAAACTAGACTATATCTACACAAAAAATAAAACACTGACAACAGTCAAAAAAATAATTGTTATAGATTCTCCGGTGACATTTTTTGATCCTCTGGGTGTAGAAGGTAACAATTCTTATTATTCCAATAATTTGATTTCCCATAACTGTGTATTTTATGGGTCTTCAAATACTCTTCTTTCAGGCCCATGTTTGGGTTCACTAGCACATGTGACTCCAATCCACCAAAGTGGAGATGGTCTTGATGTATATGAGGATCCACAGGAAGATCATGAATATGTTATGACTGTGGATGTTGCGGCTGGTAATGAAATGGACTATTCCGCATTCTCCGTTATAGATATATCACAGTATCCATATAAAGTTGTTGCAAAATATAGGAACAATGAACTATCTACACTGGTATTTCCAGAAGTTATATACCGTGTTGCAACTAAATATAATAAAGCGTGGGTTCTTATCGAACAGAACCAAGATGGCGGCCAAGTATCGAATGATCTTCATGATGATTTTGACTACGAGAATATGATCTATGTTGTCCCGAGAGGGAGAAAGGGTCAGGTGGCTACATTGGAAGGATTTGGGAAGAAGGTTCAACTGGGGGTCAAGACATCCGCCGCAACCAAGCGAATTGGATGTTCTATGCTCAAAACTCTGATGGAAGATCATAAACTCATCGTCGAGGATTTCGACACTGTGAGTGAGTTCTCCACTTTTGTTTCGAAGAGGAAATCTTTCGAAGCCGAAGTGGGTCGTCACGATGACTTGGTAATGACGCTCGTTTTGTTTGGGTGGCTCACATCCCAAGACATTTTTAATGAATTACTTGATACAAATGTCAAGGAAGCGGCTCTGAGCGAACGCCGTCAGAAACAAGAAGAATTGATGACACCTATGGGATTCTTCGATGATGGAACCGCAGATGACGACGGAGAGGATGACTATGTGGATGAAGAGGGTCAATTCTGGAAAGCAGTAAAACCAGAGGAAGACTTCAACGCTGGTGGGCTATTCCCGTTTTAACTAAATATATCTGATGACACATACTTTCCAACAAATTCGAGAAAAATCTGGTCTACTTCATGAGATATCAGTATTGAATCTAATATTCAATCCGGAATATGTAAGTGGGAGCAGGAGTACCAGTATTTATTTCCCAGTCACCCAAAAAATGACTGAAATCTATAGTCAGGATACAGTAGCACTCCACTTTCTCCACAAGTTAAGTAGCCTTGACGCACTGATAAAAAACCAAAACAGGAAAAGGGTGACTATTTCTACGACATCTCATATAGATTATAACTATACTACACAGGAATTGGGTCGTGTAGAATATGAGGGGAACCTTTTCTTCGGGGTTTATGTGATTCGTGGACAGTCTACGTTTCGTGCCTTTGGAGATCTATATACCATTCCAGATAACTCTGGAATGAAGTGGATTGATTACGAGAAATTATTCAGATCATTTCCAGATGAATACATGACCCCAGAGATAGAAAAACTTCATGCCGATGTCACAAGAACAATTGTTAAATTTAATGAATTGTTCCATAGTAAGGTTCGAAGAGAGATTCCTGAAGTATATGGACAGGATGATCGTCCATATGGAAGATATCGAAAAATTGATGGATTCGGTGATTTCATGGCTGATGTTGGTAAGAAGATTAGATATTTCATCAAAATGTACATTATGGGATGTAATAAGATCGTTGAGAAATATATTGAAGAACTAAAGCAGTTGAATGCTATTTCTATGCAAACTGCGAGTGGGGCATCTACTGAACCGTTCGCTGAGATTCTTATTGGAAATTACGTCATTGGAAATGCTGTGGTATTCACTGGACAAAGAACATGGGTTGGCAGAGCCAGTGAGGTTAATAAGGCTAAAGCCATGATGACTTCCGCTGGTATTAATTATGATATAGAAACAGAAAAAGATCCATTCATGCGTAAGGTATATGAATTACAAGACAAGACTATAGAAATCACAAAACGGTTAAACAGATAAAGGAGCCGACAAGATGATTAGTAAAAACATCAAAGAAAATAAGTATTCTGAGGCGGAAAATAATATATATTCAAAATTGTACGAAAAGTTGAATATAGCACTAGAACAAAAGAAAGACGAAATTGCGAGCAGCATCAAACTTGGAGAGGGTGCTGTAAAAGATTTTATCCAGAAGGATATGGAGCGTACTGGTAAGGATCTAAAGAAAGTAGGTCAGAAAGTATTCAAGCATCGTGCAGATAGTAAGGATGAAATTGAAAAGAAAGCTGCGGCTAGGAAGGCTAAAGCGGAAGTGAAAAAATCTAAAATCGAGTTGAAGAAGAAGAAACTCGATGCAAAGGCAGCGAAGATCGATTCAAAAACAGCATCGAAAAATAATTCAGCATCATCAGAATAAAGATCAAAAATGAAAAAATTTAAATTCCTTAGAGAAGAGTTCTTGACCCATATAAAGGGGAGGTCTAATGGAGAAATACATGAAATCCTTATCAATCCATCTCCAAGGGAACTCCAAAAGTCTAGTATAGGGAAAAATCTTGGTATTACTATAACTCCATCCAAAGATGCTATTGTTTTTAATGGATTTAAGTTAATGCATAAAGAAATTGAGTACATCGCAGCAGAGTATGGTGGAAGTGCAGCGGATTTCAGGGCAACTTGGAATAGGGATTTTATACAAACAATTCATTTTTCTGAGGTTCAGAAAAAGCCCGATCGGGCAGTTTATTACGCACAGAGATGTCCTTGGCTCAAAAAATATTCTTATATTGAGGCACTTGATATTGATGACCTTACTGATAGCACTTGGATAGATGATTAATCCCAAAACCTTTAAATTCACATAAATCCTACATACTTGTAGAATTTATTACTCAAATAAGGAGTTAAAAATGGCATTTGAACTATCACCGGGCGTTGAAATCCAAGAAAAGGATCTTACCCTAATCATTCCAGCCGTTGCAACCACAGCGGGTGGGTTTGTTGGAACCTTTGCTTGGGGTCCAGCAAACGAAAGAATTCTGGTCACAGACGAAACAAACCTCCGCTCTCTATTCGGAAACCCATCGGAAGACAGTGCTTATGGTGCCTCAACTGGCATCAATGCACCCGCTGTGGACTTCCTGACAGCATCAGCATTCCTCGGATACGGAAACAACCTTCAGATCGTCCGTGCTCTGGGTGATGGTGCTGTAAACGCGAATGCAGCCGGAACAGCAACTGGAATTCAGATCATCAACGAAGACGACTACGAAAACACCACGCTAGACAGTACCTACGGAAATTTCGTTGCGAAGTATCCCGGAGATCTGGGAAACAGCCTAATGGTATCCATGTGTGATGGTTTTGGTGGAGCAACCGCTGGAAGCCGCGTATACCGCTTCATCGGTGCTACTGGTGCAGTTGGTGATTTCTCGGACGTTCCCGCTGTAGATCCTCAGACAGCCCTAGCAGGGGCATCTGTTGGTGTTTCCTCACAGATGAACGCAGTAACTGAAGCAAACTCTGGATTCAAACTTCTGTCCAAGGCACAGTATTCAGATTCTAAATTCGAATTCTATGTACAGGGAACTGGATCTAGTTTCGATACTGCACTTGATGGACTGTCCACAAGTGGAAGTATGTACCTCCACTTCTCATCCTCGGCGGTCTTCGAGATCCAGAAGGATGCAGATAACCTATTCGAAGTGTACGAATCTGCAAGCGGTGCTCTTGACGAGGGAACATCGTTCGATGTCTGGAAGTACAGAAACGAATTTGAGGAAAATCCATCTACAACCTCATTTGTCTCCACCCTAAACGGTGCGAATGATGAAATGCATATCGTTGTTGTAGATCAGGATGGACTTTGGACTGGAACTCCCGGTACTGTACTTGAAAGATTCCCATATGTCTCTAAGGCAAATGGTGCTAAGAAGTCAGACGGAACTTCGAACTACTGGGTAGATGTTCTCAGAGAAAACTCATCCTACATCTGGGCTGGTGATACTACCTTTGCCTCTGACCTTGGATCTGTTGAGTTCTCCGTCTCTGGAGATAGCCAAACATTCGGTAAGATCGGTGTTCGTGACTTTGTTCTTTCTGGAGGCGACCTTGGAGCAATGCCTACTGCATCTCAGATTGTCATTGCACAGAACACATACTTCGGAGACTCCGAAACTGTCGATATCCAACTCCTACTCGGAAACGGTGCTGCAACTGAGGCGAATGCAAAAACAATTGCAGATTCACTCATCAGTATTGCTGATGATAGAAAGGATTGTGTTGCATTCATTAGCCCAGCGTTGAATGATGTGACTGGATCAACACCGATGATTGATGTCATTCAGTTTAGAAACAGACTGACATCGACAAGTTACGCAGTCATTACCAATAACTGGAAGCAGAGAATCGATAGTTATAACGACACCCTAAGATGGATCCCACTTACTGGTGATATCGCAGGACTCTGTGTTCGTACAGATCGTCTTGCTGAATCATGGTTCTCCCCTGCTGGATTCAACCGTGGACAGATCAGAAATGTCGTCAAGTTGGCTTGGCAGGCAAACAAGACTGAGAGAGATCGTCTGTACGCATCTGGTATCAATCCAGTTGTGACCTTCCCCGGAGAGGGAACCGTCCTTTACGGTGACAAGACTATGCTTTCCCGTCCTTCGGCATTCGATAGAATCAATGTCCGTCGTCTGTTCATCGTTCTTGAGAAGGCCATTGCAACTGCGAGTAAGTACCTACTCTTCGAACTCAATGATGATATCACTCGTCTTACATTCCGTAACGCAGTTGAGCCATTCCTCAGAGATGTTCAGGCGAGACAGGGAATCATCGATTTCCGTGTTGTGGCAGACGCTACAAATAACACTGCGAATGTTGTTGATTCAAACCAGTTTGTTGCAGATATCTACATCAAACCAGCACGCAGTATTAACTTTATCAGCCTTAATTTCATCGCTACTCCGACTGGGGTTTCGTTCGATGAAGTCATCGGATAATAATTAATCTTCGATAAATGCCTCATATTTTGGGGCATTTATTATTATACCATCAAACTAAATAATTACATGAAGACTTTCAAACAATTAAGAGAAAATTACAGATCGAATGAACCACTTTACCATATCATACCAATTGATAATGTATATGGAGTTATCAAAAGTGGTAAACTTATTCCTAGGGGAAGTAATGGGACTGGTAATTTTTCATATGATTCGAATTTAGATAGAGAGTCTAGAGGAAGGATTCACTTCACGAACGATCCAGATTATTGGTTGGGTATACTATCAGGCCAAGGTAAAAATTCAGCGATATTGAGAATATCACCGGAAAAGATATCAAAATATAAATTTAAACCGACTATTCACGCATCTAATAGGAGAAACAGGTTTACTGATAAAGAATTAAAAGACGCATACGGTGGTTCATTTGGTGGTGATCTATTTACAACAAATCCAGTGTCGGTAAACAATCTAGACATTTACGATCCGAGTGAAGATGCATGGGTTCCTCTTAAAAGCGTTAGTATACATGATATATTTGATTATATCAATTATGTATAAATAGTATCCTACTATATAATTACATGAAGACTTTCAAACAATTAAGAGAAAATTACAGATCTAATGAACCACTATACCATGTGACGACGCTTAAGGGACTTAGTGGAATAATTAAGTCTGGGAAAATTCTCCCTAGAGCGTATAGGGGGGAAAGGTCTGGAGATATGACATTCTTCCCTCGCGGAAATTTTGGTAAAGAACTTGACGGTCATTCCCGTGGAAGAATTCATCTCACTTCAGATATAAAATATTGGGCTAATACAGTAATGAACGCTTCCGGAAAAAATATCATTGTTTTGAGAATCGCCCCTCAACACATCAGTAAGTACAAAGTAAGATCTTCATATAATGCAATGAGACACAGAGATAGATATGAACGAGATAATGATACTTTAAGGGTCATGTATGACTACGATCCGAATGAAATTGGAAGAGACCTCTTTGTTACTACCACAATACCTATCAACCACCTTGAAATTCAGAACAAAATTACTAATTCTTGGGATAAAATTTCATTCGATATCAGCGTGAGGGACTATATTTACACTGATACCGATTTACTTGGTTATTGATAAAATAGAATCATACTAAATAATTACATGAAGACTTTCAAACAATTAAGAGAAAATTATAGGCCAAGAGATCCACTATACCATGTGACGACGCTTAAGGGACTTAGTGGAATAATTAAGTCTGGGAAAATTCTCCCTAGAGCGTATAGAGAGAGAAAATCTGGAGACACGAAATCACTCCCAAGTGGAAATTTTGGTCGTGAACTTAACCAATATTCCCGTGGAAGAATCCATCTTACTTCAGATATAGAACATTGGTCTAATATGGTAATGGACTCTTCTGGAAAAAATATCATTTTAAGAATCTCCCCACGACACATTAGTAAGTACAAAGTAAGATCCTCATATCATGCAATGAGACATAGAGATAGATTTCAAGACGATGATGATACTTTAAGGGGGATGTATGACTACGATCCGAGTGAAATTGGGAGAGATCTCTTTGTTACTACCCCAATTCCGATTAAACATCTAGATATTTATAATCTACATGAAGACGGCTGGGATCCTCTTGATCACAATATCCTACATGATGATAATATATCTGATTATGTAAATTACGCATAACCTATATTTTTCTAATTCCTGATTACTTGCAATATCGATAAAACAGAATCCTACTATATACTTATAAGTTGAAATACTTTTAAGGAGACCATTTATGTCAATCCAAAATTTTAAGAATGCTCTTTCTGGTGGTGGTGCTAGGGCGAACCTCTTCCGTGTCCGTGGTACATTCCCTAGTGGTGGTGCTGGTGCTCTAGGAACCGCTCTTGGTGCTGCTGCTGGTGCTCTAGGAGGGGATCTCGGTAATGTTATCGGGGCTGCAAACAACCTTATTGGTGGTGGAGGCCCTTCCCGTCAGGTCGAGTTTCTTTGCAAATCTGCATCACTTCCATCGTCCTCACTGGGAACAGTCGAAGTTCCCTATCGTGGCCGTTCAATCAAGTGGGCTGGTGATAGAACCTTCACAGAGTGGACGATCACTATTATCAACGATACTGACTTCCAGATTCGTAATGCATTTGAGTCGTGGTCTGACCTGATCAACTCACATGCCGAGAATGTCGGTCCTACATCGAAGAACCTCTACACACAGCGTTGGGAAATTGACCAGTTGAGTCGTGACGGTTCTGTTCTCAAAACATACAAATTCGAAGGCTGCTGGCCATCAGAAGTCGGTCAGATCGATGTAAGTTTTGATGCAAACGATCAGATTGAAGAGTATACAGTATCATTGCAATATGATTTCTGGGAATCAAATACCACAACATAAGATTAAAAACAAAGAATACACCATCATTCAAAATATAAACTCCCTATATACTTTTGTAGGGAGTTTTAATATGCACAAAGATACAAAACATTTCATAGATCAATGGGATAATGAGTCGAAACTTCCCGGACCACGCAGTAAAAAGTATCAGGATATATTCAATGATATCCGAGAGCATACAAAGGATCTTCCCGATTCATACACAATGAGTCAGCGAATATGGTCTATTAAAAACGGGAATCCAAAATGTCCTGTATGCGGAGTCGAGACGAAACTGACGAGAAACATTCCCATCAGGGCAAGGCATTGCTCTCCACAGTGTGTTGGTAAAAATGGAAAGCGTCTGGAAAAATCTCAGGCTACATCCCTTGAAAAGTACGGAACAACAAGTCCTATGAAAAACAAAGATGTGGCTGAGAAAGTAGCATCTCAGTTAAGAGGAACATCTAAGCCTTTTCGCCCACATTATACCAATAAGAAGAATACATATTACTCAAAGGAATGGCTTGAGGATATGTATTATAACAAAAAATATTCAGTCGAATATATTTGTAATGAATGTGGTGTAACGAATGCAGCCCTATACAGACAATTTAAGAGATTTGGAATAGAACTCATTCGATCAAAGAGATCATATTTCGAAGAGCAAATTGTAGAATTTATTCAAAACTCTGGTATACAAAACATAAAATTCAATCACAGAGATATAGATGGCGTGTCTGAGGTTGATATATATCTTCCAGATTATAACCTAGCAATCGAGTGTGATGGTCTATATTGGCATAGTTATCCAAAAAAGCCCAAGAATTATCATCAAGAAAAGAAGATTTCATGCATGAAGAGAGGGATAAATCTGGTCTCATTTTTCGAGCATGAATATATCAACAACAAAGAACTCGTAGAATCCATCATATCATATCATCTAGGTATTGGTCAAAAAAAGTTGCGTGCATCATCCCTAGATATTAGAGAGGTTCCCTGTAATGCCGAAAGGGAATTCTTGAACAGGAACCATATCCAAGGATACAGCCCATCTAGCGTCTGTATAGGGTTGTTCCTTGGAAATTCTTTGAAGTATTTGATGTCTTTCGGCAAACCCAGATTTGATAAAAACATGGAATGGGAACTCATAAGATGCTGCGGGGATGGAGGGACAAAAGTATATGGAGGTGCGTCAAAAATCTGGAAACACTTTATAAATACATATAAGCCTAAAAATGTCCTTTCCTATTGCAATCTTAGATATGGAAATGGTGGAATGTATGACATCCTCGGATTTGTTAGTGATCGAGTAACCACACCATCTTATTTCTACTTCAACCCAGCGAAACTTAAGACATCATCAAAAAGGGATAAAATTGAAACTATATCAAGATATCAAGCCCAAAAGAAAAACTTACCAAACCTTCTTAATAATTTTGAAAGTAGTGAAACAGAGTACGAAAATATGACAAATAACAAATACCTCAAAATATACGATGCTGGTAATATCCGATATTTGTGGTATACTAAATAATTGAAATCGGAGACATATACATGTACCAGACAAATAGATATTTTGGTTACGAACTAAAGAAGTCAAAATCTGTCGAAAATGATATGAAGCAGAGAAAGTCGTTCGCCACTCCAGAAGTGAACGACGGTGCTCTTAACATTGAAATTGGTGATGGCGGTGGTATGGGATTCTTTTCCCAGTCATATATCGATATTGACGGTGCGATGCGTACCGAACAAGATCTCATCAAAAAGTATAGAGAAATCACCCACATTCCAGAAGTAGACGATGCGGTGCAGCAGATCGTAAATGAAGCGATTGTAGCAAACGAAAACGAACTTCCAGTGAGTATAAATCTAGACAATATTGATAAGACTCTTGCTTCAGAAAAGATCAAAGAAACGATCGTAGAGGAATTTGAATTTTTGATCAAGTTGATGGGACTGAAAACAAAAGGCCATGATATCTTCAGAAATTGGTATATTGATGGTAAATTATACTACCACAAGATCATCGATGATAAATCCCCCAACAAGGGTATCCGTGAATTAAGACCACTTGATCCCACCAGAACGAAGAAAATTAGAGAAATCCACAAAAAGAAGGATCAAGAAACTGGGGTTAATGTGGTTGATTCTATCAATGAATACTATATCTTCATGCCGGAATTTGCTTCTACTCTAGATCAGGGATACAGAATCAGCCCAGACTCGATTACTTACTGTCCATCTGGTCTTATCTCTGTGGATCGTCAGTACACTCTGGGATATCTCTACAAGGCTCTACGCCCCGCCAACCAACTCAAGATGATGGAAGATGCCTTGGTTATCTACCGCCTTGCACGGGCTCCTGAGCGGCGTGTGTTCTACATTGATGTTGGTTCTCTACCAAAGGCAAAGGCAGAGCAACATGTAGAGAGCATGATGCGTCGATACAAGAATAAACTCGTCTACGAAGCGACAACTGGTGAAGTCAGAAACGACAAAAACCATATGTCCATGCTTGAAGACTATTGGCTCCCTCGCCGAGAAGGAACAAATACCACTGAGATCGATACTATTGGCGGTGGTGCAAATCTTGGAGAAGTTGACGATATTCTTTTCTTCCAGAAGAAACTTCTCAAAGCAATGAATGTTCCCATCGGTCGTCTAGAATCAGAGAATAGTTTCAGTCTGGGAAGATCATCTGAAATCACCAGAGATGAACTCAAATTTGACAAATTCATCCAGAGGCTTCGCAGTCGGTTCTCTGAAATGTTCTATGATATCCTCGGAACCCATCTTATCCTGAAGAAAATCATCACGAAGGAAGAATGGGAAGCAATCAAGAAGGATGTCAACTTTGACTTCTTACGAGATTCACACTTCACAGAGATGAAAGAACTGGAACTTCTTTCTGAGAGACTTGATGTTCTTCAGAGACTTGAGCCTTGGCTTGGTCGATTCTTCTCGGATGAAAAAGTCAAGAAGAAGTATCTCCATATGGATGATGAAGAAATCAAAGAAGAAAAAGCACTCATGGATAAAGAAAGGGCAGAACGCCCAGACGAAGAGGATACCGGCATGGGAGGAAGACGTTTCTAATGAAATACAACATATCCAACATGGGAAGTAAAGAAGAGTTTTCTTCTCGAATATCCAATGCCCTTCAAGAAAAACTTGAAGAGAAGACCAACGGATTTGGGATTACATTACAGAAAACTCCAGAGTATTTTGTGGTGGAGGGGGTATCTCCCTTTCCAAAATCTGGTAGGTTCAAGCATCGTGAAGGATACTTCATAAACATCAAAAACAATGAAATTGTGAAAATGAAGAAGAACTGGAGTCATAGTAAAGCCATCGTCATGGATGCCACCAGAGGCGGCGAAATATTTGGTGTGAAGCGAAAAGATATCATCAAATACATTAATGACCTTGGATTGGAAAGTATGATTGATTACTTAAAAAAGGGAGAAGAATTCTACTCTCCTGATATTCTAGCCGCTGCTGGAAGAAAGGGGTGGGTCAGGGTCACGATGGGGACCAGAGGACACGCCGATCTTCAGGGAAGGAATTTTGATGATATAGCATCGGCGATGGCAGTTATTATGAAAACTATTCCGATCAATGATGCTATGATCGAAGACTATACTGGAAAATACTACAATCTAAGAAATAAAAAAGAGGTAAACTATTTCGCTTCTACAGGAACATACAAGAGAATCGAAATAGGCGATTTTATATAAATGCTAAATACTTACAAAGGGAGTTAAAATGAATAACAAAATAACAAACTCAATCAAAAACAAGGACTTTTCTTTTACTGATAAGACCATTAACGCGAGAATGATGGAAAAACTTTCTGTTGGTCTTGATATAAAGAAAGTAGAAATTACACAAAAATTATCCGATAAAATCAACAAATGAAATCATTTAAAACCATCATCTCAGAATTAACAACAAGTGTGGTTCGACCGCCATTCTTTATTCTTTCCCGTCATGGGATGGGATTTGTAATTATAGATGAAATTATTACTGATGATCAAGATGTACAGAGGCGAGTTTTTAAGAAATATAAGGATTGCTTTTTACTGCCCGGAAGAGAGGCTGGAAATCTTAAGGTTGGGGACACACTCAACAAACGACAGGCCAAGATGTTCAATGCCCTCCCCATTGATTATTTTATGATGGAAGCAACAGAAGAAGAACTCACCGAAGTTGCTGCGAAAAAGAAGGTTCGTGTTCTTAAGGGTAAAAGAGTGGTTCAGTATAGATGCCCACCCGGACATCATAAACGATCCAAGGGTGGTAGAACTTGCGTTCGAACTACAGGAAAGAGAAAATACAAAGTAACTCGCGGTGCCAAGCGTGGTGCTCGCAAGCGTAAAGCAAGAAAAGCAACAATTTCACGCCGTAGAAGCCGTTCAGTACGGAAGAGAAGGAGTATGGGACTATGAGTTTAAAACTACTCAGAGAAGATATTACAGAGAGTAATAAGATTGAACTTATCTCTGAAGGAAACGGGGATAATAAGACATTTTATCTCTCTGGTCCATTCCTTCAGGCTGATGTTCAAAACAAGAACAAACGAATCTATCCAATGAGTGTGATGGAAAACGCAGTTCGTCTGTATACCGAAAATAATATTAGTAAGAATATGGCATATGGTGAACTAAACCACCCATCCGGTCCTGAGATCAATCTTGACCGAGTTTCCCACATCATCACAGAATTACGTCGTGATGGGTCAACTTTCTTCGGAAAGGCCAAGATTATTGAAGAAACTCCCTGTGGAAAAATCGTCGGGGGACTTCTTCGTGCTGGTGCCGCTTTAGGGGTATCTTCCCGTGGAATGGGATCTATTCAGGAATCTAACGGTATTTCCTATGTCCAAGACGACTTCAGACTGGCTACAGCCGCTGATGTGGTAGCCGATCCATCCGCCCCAGATGCCTATGTTCAGGGTCTGATGGAAAGTGCTGAGTGGATCTGGGATGATGGTATCTGGAAAACCAGAGATCTAGAAGAAAGCAAGAAGATTATTGAAAAAGCCTCACTTCGTAAGTTACAAGAGGCCAAGATTGAGGCGTTCAGAAGAGCACTTAATAACCTTTAAATATTGAAAATGATATATATTAGTAGAAACCTTAAATACCAAATTGGTAAGGAGAATATAAATGGACGCAGATAAAATTGCAAAGCAAATCGTAGAGGATGTCGAAAGAGATCTTAACGAAGAGTCAAAAGAAATGCAGAACTCTAATGTTTCGTCTACTCGCAGCAATGCAGAGAAGATGGATGCTGGAGAGGCAGAAGTCATGGATGCCGAAGAGAATTCGGGAACCGATTCCAAGAGCCGCCAGAAGTCAGACACCGACAAGTACAAGGCAGATAAGACTGTCTCGGAAGAGAAGGAAGTCGGATCTGATGTCTATGATGATGAAGATGAGTCAGACAACACTGTTGCCGACACCAAACTTGTAAAGACTGGTGAGAAGGACGAAAACAGTGATAAGAAGGACTCCGACCTTGCCGCAGACACCGCTCTAGTCAACGAAGAGGACGAGATGGGTGATGAGGAAGAGCCAGAAGACAAGTATGGCGAGGATGCAATCAAGGACAAGATTGAAGAGCACCTTCGTTCAGAGGCTGCTGGAGAAGCAATCCGCGAGCACCTTGCAATCATGTTCAAGGCTGGTGGTGATGATCAACTCACAGAAGAGTTCACCAGCAAGGCACAGACAATCTTCGAGGCTGCTGTCAACGAAAGAGCACGAAGCATCGCTGGTCTGGTTGCTGAAGAAAACACTCGCATCATCCGTGAAATGAAAGAGCGTTTTGAATCAAAAGCACAACTTCATGAGGAAAAACTCGAAGCACAAGTTGATGAGTATCTTACCTATGCAGTTGAAGAGTGGATGAAGGAAAATGAACTTCAGGTTGAGACTGGTCTTCGTACCGAAATCACCGAAGCATTCCTTTCTGATCTCCACGATCTTTTCAACGAGCACAATATCAGTGTTCCCGAAGAGAAGTACGATGTTCTCGAAGAAATGAGCGATAAGGTTGCTTCACTCGAATCACAGATCAACGAAAGTAAGGAAAAGCAAGCGAGCCTTTCCAAGCAACTCAAAGAAGAAAAGCGTCAGCGTATCTTTGTTGAGTCAACACAGGATCTGACTCTCAGTGAGCGTGAAAAACTCCAGAACCTTTCCTCACATGTTCTCTTCGAAAATGAAGATTCATACCTATCTGAAATCAAGGTTTTGAAGGAATCATACTTCAACAACACAAGCGACTCATCAACTGAGACTGCTACAGAGTTGAATGAGGCAAAGAAACAGGAAAAGAAGCCTGTTGCTAATGACCCCATGATGAACAGCCTTCTTGAAGGTATGCGTAACTTCTCTGAGAAGAGAGAATAAGAGACCAAAAACTAACTTTTACTAAATATAAATGTTATCAAAAACCATTAAAGATTAAAGGAGAATCCAAATGGATGAAAGCGTAAAAGAAATTCAGGCTCAAAAGGAGCAACTTGTAGAGAAGTGGAGTGGTGTCCTTGATGATGCTAACTTCTCTCCGATCAAGTCCTCGTATCGTCGTCAGACAACCGCTGTGCTTCTGGAAAACCAGAGCAAGCAACTCCGCGAGTCAACCGCTCCCGGAACCGTTTCGGGTAATGTTGACAATTGGGATCCCATCCTGATGTCACTCGTCCGTCGTGCAGCACCTAAGATGATCGCTTATGATGTCTGTGGTGTTCAGCCAATGACAGGTCCAAGTGGTCTGATCTTTGCTCTGCGTGCGACCTACGGTCGTAACGGTGGAACCGTCGCTGCTGCAAATGCAAACGAAGCCCTTGGTATTACTGAGGCTCGTACAGGGTTCTCTGGTACTGGTGGTGCTGGTACAAGTGGTCTTGGTGGTAATGACTACGGTGTTACTGCTGGTTCGGGTATTGCTGGTATTTCCATCGGTCGTGGTATGGCAACAACTGCTGCTGAAATCCTCGGATCCGATACCGGTAACGACTTCCAAGAGATGTCAATCAACATCGACTCCACTAGCGTAACTGCTAAGAGCCGTGCGTTGAAGGCTGAGTACAGCCATGAGATCCAGCAAGACATGAAGGCCATCCACGGTCTTGATGCCGATAAGGAACTCGCAAACATTCTCACACAGGAAATCCTTGCTGAGATCAACCGCGAAGTTATTCGCACCATCTATGTCACTGCCAAGCAGGGATCCCAGACTGGTGTTACAACTGCTGGTGTGTTTGACCTTGATACCGACTCGAACGGTCGTTGGTCAGTCGAGCGTTTCCGTGGCCTCATGTTCCAGTGTGAGCGTGAAGCAAACGTAATCGCTAAGGAAACTCGTCGCGGTAAGGGTAACTTCCTCATCTGCTCGTCTGACGTTGCTTCGGCTCTTCAGGCTGCTGGTGTTCTGGATTACAACCCCGCACTTCAGGGAAACCTTGAAGTTGACGACACTGGCAACACTTTCGCAGGTGTTCTCTCCAGTGGTATGAAGGTCTTCATTGATCCTTACCACTCATCCACTGCTACCAACGACTTCATGTGTGTTGGCTACCGTGGTGAGAGCGTCTACGATGCTGGTCTCTTCTACTGCCCTTATGTACCTCTTCAGATGTACCGTGCAGTGGGTGAGGATACCTTCCAGCCGAAGATCGGGTTCAAGACTCGTTACGGTCTGGTAGCAAACCCATTCGTCATGAATGGTGCAGCACCTGATGCACAGACTCTGACCGCTGGTATTAACCAATATTATCGTTTCACAGTAATAGATAATTTAACGTGATTGGTAATCTGACCTAAAATCAGAATCACAAAAGGAAGTTCGCTTCCTTTTGTTTTAAACATATTTAAGCCAAGTAATACACTACACTAAAGAGTACAACCAATATACTGTATGAAGGAGAAATAAATGGAAAACAAGCCAGCAAAAATATACCTAATCACCAACAAAGAAAACGGTAAGCAATATATCGGAATCACTGTGACTTCCATCAAAGCCCGATGGAATAGACATGTATACGATTCAAAAAATGCAAATGACGGAAATTGCAAGCAAGCATTACACGATGCCATCAGAAAATATGGAAAAGATTGTTTCCTGCTCGAAGAAGTGTATCAGTCAAATGACCACGAACACATCAAAGAAATGGAAACGCATTTTATTAACCTATACAAAACACATGGCACTCAGGGCGGTTACAATATGACTTGGGGTGGAGATGGTTGGCATGGCATGAAGCATTCTGAAGAAGCAAAGAAAAAGATGTCTGAGTCCCATAAAGGAAAGACCCTTTCTGAAGAGCATAAGAAAAAGATTTCAGAATCCCAAATCGGTAAGAAAATGTCCTACACCAATAAAGAAGAATGGAAGAAAAATCTATCCAACTCAAAGAGAAACAATCCAACTCAATATTATAAACTTGAAATAACCACACCAGATGGATCTACACACACGATTACAAATCTCAAGAGATACTGTGAAGATTCTAATGATGTACTGAATCCACAACCATTCATGAAAGCGATAAAAGAAAATAAACCATATAAGGGATATATTGGAATCATTCTTGAACAGTCTAACATCTCTCATGGTGGAGTAACTAAACATTCAAAATCAACTAAAAATAAAATTAAAGAATCAAACTATAGATTTGAATACACAATCACACATCCCGAAGGAACTAAAACAGTCACAAAGGATCTGAAATCATTTTGTTTGGATCATAGTTTATCTAAGGGAAACATGACAGAGGCAGCAAAAAAGAATGAAAAAGAAAAGACCCAAAAGTATGGGTCTAAGGGTTACGCGATCACTAGAAAGAGTCTTTAATTACGAAGTTTTATTATAAATCATCATATTAATGTGGTAGATAAGAATTATCATTGAAATCCATAGCGGGATAGCAAAAATAAAAGAATTAAATGTGATCACAAAACTGCAAACAAACATGCCAGTGCTAGGTATGCGAACATTCCAGATCTATGCTTATTCCATGCTGGATATTCAAAATCATCCATAATTATCTCCTAAGAGTTTCGACCGAAGTTCATGGACATCATTATCGAGTCTTTCCAACTCAATTTTTTCTTCCTCGGTGATAGATCCGTCAAATTCCTTATCAGTAAGATCTAGTCTTCGCTCATTCATCTCATTGTAGCGTGAATACATTCCAGACACTATTATTCTCCTTTTATAATCTTAACTGCAAACATCTCGACACGTTTTAGTCTTACCAAATACAAAAGTATTGCCATATACCCTAGCATTACCATATACCTCAGCAGTATCATATACCCGAGCATTCTCATATACCCAAGCATTACCATATACCAGAGCATTACCAAATACCAGAGTATTTCCATATATCTCACTATCATTAAATGCCCGAGCATCATTAAATACCCGAGAATTCTCATATACCTTAGCACGATTAAATACATTGGCATTACCAAACACTAGAGCATTACCATATACCTTAGCATTCCCATATACTACGGCGTTCTCATATACCCTAGCATTACCAGATACCCAAGCATTATCAGATATCCGAGCATTACCATATACCCGAGCATTCATCCCGACAAATGCTGTTGTTTCTACCGTGGCTGTCTCGGCAACCAGACCACCACCATTAGGATGTGGGCGATGAATCACCCCATCAATTGTGACCTCAAACTTCATACGTTGGTCAACATCACAAACATAATCCATATCCCCCACCCATCGAGAAACATTTGGTTCCAAAATAGGCTCTTCCTTTGTCCCAATAAGATCTGCAATCTCGCTAAGGGTCATGTCGGAATTCTTCAACACTTCAATTGCAGTTCTTTCGTCCATTTTAAATCTCCTTTTTATTGTCCTGAATCGAGTCATCACCACACACCCGAACATCACCACATACATAAGTATTACCGGATACCCGAGCATTATCATATACCCGAGCATTATCACAGACCTGAGCATTATCAAAGATCCGAGCATTACCTAATACCATAGCAGTACCATATACCCGAGCATTCACACCAACGAATGCCGTTGGTTCTACCGTGGCCGTTTCAGCAACCAGTCCACCACCATTGGGATGGGGACGGTGAACTACACCCTCGATTATAGTCTTACGAGTGAAGAAGTCAGGGTCATTAATTGTATATCCAGTATCACCCGGATACCTAGAAACATTTGATTCCGGAATATCTAATTCTTCCTGTGTATCAATTAGGGATGCAATTTGGCTCAGAGTGGGGTTAGAATTCTTCAACACTTCAATGGCTGTTTTTTCGTTCATTTTAAATCTCCTTTGGATGTCCTAAGTATAGCACCCATCAGGTTGAAAGTCAAGCAAATATGTTAAATTTTAATCGAAATCGACCTGTTTATATTTGTCAGCCGTAGTCTTTGCTTCAGTCCCATAACCATAACCATTCGAATCATCTACCTGACCCATTGGGTTAGTGTTTAGGTTTGACTGGGCATTATCAGCAACATCATAGAACTTCATCCGCCCCCTGTCAAGACCCAGAATAAATTTTCTATTTGGGTCTAATGGACCATAGCGATTCTTCAACTGTACTCCAAGAATCTGATTCTTTGCCTCCAATTCCTCAATAGGAACCAAACCAAAGAAGAAATCTACCGTATGGGGCAGGCCCATAGATTCGGAAGTATTAGACATTGATAGATCTGAAGCACCGATCCCGTCACGATTGGTCTGGGTTGCAGTCCAGATAATAAATTCTTCTTCTTGTGCCAGTCCACGCAATTCCTCGGCTGTTGCCTTAACGGTGCTATAACTATTGGCATTTGCACTATTCGCAAATCTTGCTGAATTCATGAGGTTTAAGTAATCAACAACGATAACATCAGGGATGAAATTCTTCTTCGTCTTCAACTCCTGAAGAAGTTGCTTGATGTGGTTGACATTTGAACTTGCAGCCGGGTATTCCTTGATAATGAGTTTC